TAATGGCTACACTGCTGGTTGTAAGAATTGTACAGCAGGTAGCACAATATGATGAAAATGCATATGATGAATTAAGAGATACGTTCAGTGATGAGGACTCAGTTGAACCCATGCCATTTGTGTTTTTAACATAAATACATTAAAGGACTTTAGTATGATTAGTGGCGAAAGTATAGCAAATGATATTTTTAAAATATTAAAAGGCAACGGATATAATATTAAGATTTTCACCGACGAAGGTGAAAATACTGTTGACCCACAAGCCGCTAGACGTTTTTACATTCCAGAACTAGGCAGTATGGTTAATTTAGACGAAACAGATAGTAAAAGAGAACTTCGTGTAAGTGTTAATCAAAATACTGATATAAGTAAGTTCAAAGATACATTAGGATTGCTTAAAAATCTCGCAAATCAAAATGTTATTGAATACACACTTAAAAGTTTTACAAAGGAAATAACACCAAAAGACCAAGATTACCAAGCACAAAAGGTGAGAGATATGAAACAAGATGTTAATGAGGGCATTAGTCCTGCTTATGGTAGTAGCAAGAGCAGTTACCAGCAGTTAGAAAATGCCAAACTAATTATTAAACACACAAAACCAGTCAACGAAGAGTCACGTGGCAGTAGAAGCAGAAATATTAGTGCTATCTATATTGAAAGTGCAGATGGCGAACGTTATAGAATGGAAACCAATAATTTAGCAGGCGGCAGAGCAATGCTTAGACATGTTAAAGAAGGCGGTAATCCATATGATGAATTTGGTAGATATATCAGTGAGCAGTGTATTGAACTTAAAAAACTTAAAGAGTTCAAAAAATATAGTCTTCGTAATGGCTTGGTAAACGAAGATACAACTGATATTGTAGAAGCAGTAAGCAACAGAATTAACAGTTTAAGAGAAGGCATTAACAAACTAAAAGGTTGTAAATGCTATAATGAAACAAAAGAGAAGTTTGAATCAAAAGAAGTAAAGATTAACGAAACAGATAGAAACAAACTTCGTAACCAATTTACAGTACGCACATTTGACGAAAGTTTAGATGAAGCGTTACCGTATGTAAATGCATTAGTGAAAGAGATGAAAGCACTCAAAGAAGCTGATGACTTTGCAAAAGAGACCATGGATAGTCTTGCAGATACCATTGAAAAAATGGATACAATATCATTACGCAAGGGTATCAATGTAAAATCTGATCCTGAGAATCCAATGAACTTGAGTAGTTTTGGAAACATGCCTAAGGAAAATCAAATTGCAGTAGTTATGGAATACTTAGGTAACTCCATTGACTATGCAAAGAAAGGTGAGGATCAGTTAAGTCAATTGCTGACTAGAATGAGCGATGAAATGGAACGTGTTAAAGACAAAGCCATTATGATGTCAGGAGTGAAAGCAATTAATTCACTTTTCAAAAAGCTCACAGCTACAGCAAGCGAAAATAAAGATGTTAGTGAAAATTGGGAGGAAACATTCGAAAGTAATTTTAAAAATTATGATTTTGACAAACTTTTTAGTTGACATCCAACTTTAGATAACATATACTAATGACTATATAAGTAGTCATGAGGCATACTTAGGCAACAGTTGCATTATGCAACACACATAGGCAAAAATTTAGGAGAAATACTATGGCAACATTGGCAGAAATTCGTGCAAAATTGCAAGAGCAAGAGAATCGCGGAGGCGGTTCGAGCAATACAGGTGGCGACAACGCTATCTTCCCATTTTGGAATATCCCAGAAAATTCAACAAGTGTACTACGCTTCTTACCAGATGGTGATGCAAGCAACACTTACTTTTGGCGTGAACGTCAAATGATTCGTTTAGGATTTTCTGGCGTAAAAGGTGACCCAAATAGTCGACCAGTTACAGTAAACGTTCCATGTAATGAGATGTGGGGACCGACAGGATCATGTCCTGTACTAGCTGAGGTAAGACCTTGGTTTAAAGATCCAGCATTAGAAGATATGGGTCGTAAGTATTGGAAAAAACGTAGTTATGTTTTTCAAGGATTTGTAACTGAAAGCAGTTTACAGGAAGATACTACACCTGATAATCCAATTCGTAGGTTTATTATTAACCCAAGTATTTTTAATATTATTAAAGGTGCTTTAATGGACAGTGATTTCGTTGAACTTCCAACGGATATCGAGCAAGGTACTGACTTCCGTCTTACCAAGACAACAAAAGGTCAGTATGCTGACTATTCAACATCTAGCTGGGCACGAAGAGAACGTAGCTTGGATAGTAATGAGAGAGCGGCTATTGATACACATGGATTGTATACTCTCAATGATTATCTTCCAAAGCAACCAAGTGAAGAAGAACTTGGTGTTATTGGCAAAATGTTTGAAGCCAGTGTAGATGGTCAAATGTATGATCCAGAGCTTTGGGGTAACTATTATCGCCCTGCTGGTGTACAGATTGATACAACAAATAGTGCTCCTAAAGGCAATAGTCCTGCTCCAGCACCAACGCCAACACCGGCTCCAACTGCTCCAGTGGCAGAAGCGACACCGGCTCCAGCACCGGCTCCTGCACCGGCTCCCGTTACTCCACCTGAGAAACAGGAACAAGTAGCAGAAGCAGTAGCGGCAACGGCTCCAGCAGAAGGCGGAGCAAAGCCAAGTGCTCAAGATATTTTGGCGGCGATAAGAAATCGTAGCAACTAATAGATAAACAATGTAGTGGGCGGCTACGGTCGCCTACTCTGGCTTTTTGGAGAAAACTATGGCAAAACCTTTTGATGTAAGTAAATTCCGCAAAAGTATTACAAAGAGTGTACCTGGACTCAGTAGCGGATTTAGAGACCCTGACACATGGATCTCAACAGGTAATTATACACTAAACAAACTAATTAGTGGTGACTTTAATAAAGGTGTACCTCTTGGCAAAGTAACAGTATTTGCAGGAGAATCAGGTGCAGGTAAAAGTTTTATTTGCAGTGGTAACCTAATTAGAGAAGCACAAAAGCAAGGTATCTTTTGTGTACTAATTGACAGCGAAAACGCATTAGATGAACAATGGCTTAAAGCATTAGATGTAGACACTAGTGAAAATGCATTGTTAAAACTAAACGTAGCAATGATTGATGAAGTTGCTAAAGTTATCAGTGAATTTATGAAAGACTACAAAGCCAATTATGCTGACAAAGAAGAAGAGGATCGACCTAAAGTACTGTTTGTAATTGACAGTTTAGGTATGATGCTTACACCTACTGACATTGATCAGTTTCAAAAAGGTGATATGAAAGGTGATTTAGGTCGTAAGCCCAAGGCACTTACTGCACTTGTTAGAAACTGTGTAAACATGTTTGGTGACTTTAACGTAGGACTAGTGGCAACTAACCATACATATGCTTCGCAAGATATGTTTGATCCAGATGATAAAATTTCAGGTGGACAAGGATTTATCTATGCGTCAAGTATTGTTGTTGCAATGCGTAAATTAAAACTCAAAGAAGACGAAGATGGTAACAAAGTTACTGATGTTCGTGGTATTAGGGCGGCGTGTAAAGTTATGAAAACACGTTTTGCTAAACCTTTCGAAAGTGTACAAATTAAGATTCCATATGAAACAGGTATGAATCCTTACAGTGGATTTGTTGATTTGTGTGAAAAACTTGAACTTCTTAAAAAAACTGGTAACCGTTTGGAATACACAAGTTCAGTTACTGGTGAAGTCAACACACAATTTAGAAAAGCATGGGAATCAAATACAGATGGTTGCTTGGATTTGATAATGACAGAATGGGGACAAAAAGACCTTCCCGAACTAAATATCCAGGAACCAGAAGTACTAGAAACACTTGAGGAAGAACCTATTAATGAAAATGAGTGATGAGGAAATAACCACATACATTGATATGTGGCTATCTCTAAAACCATATATAAATCCTAAAGACAAAGAAATTGCATGTGAAAAATTTTTAGCAGTTATAAATGAAAATATCTGTGACCTAAGTGAAGTATGCGATGAATGGTTTGGGAATGATTCAACCCTTGACAGAGTACTCAGAGACAACTATTATGATAATGAAGTTTATGATGATTACGACTCTGATTCAGATGATGATTGGTAAATGACCTGGTATAGCAAAGTTAGACAGGATATAGCTAATATAGTTCCTGCAATTGAACATTTTGAAATCCAACTAGATGAAGCAAGATTAGATTGTGGACTTAAAGGCAATGTGGAAAAACACTCACGTGATATGCCTGGCATAGTTGAGTATAGATTTAATCAGTTGCAGGAAATAGAGGCTATACTAGAGTATTTGAATATTGAAATGCGTAAGCTCAGAAACAAACATTATCGTAAGTACCTAGAAGGATATAATAAAGCACTTTCAAGTAGAGATGCTGAAAAGTATGCTGATGGCGAAAGTGAAGTAATTGATCAACAACACATCATAAATGAAGTAGCTCTAATTAGAAATAAGTTTATGGGATTGATAAAAGCCATTGATGCAAAGCAATTTCAGATAAACAATATTGTAAAGCTCAGAGCGGCTGGTTTAGAGGATGTAACATTATGATTATTACAATAGCAAGTGACCACGGAGGTTATATTACAAAGGAAGCAATTGGCAAACATTTAAACAAAAAAGGGCATGTTGTAAAAGATGTAGGCTGTTTTGATGAAGAAAGTTGTGACTATCCTGATTATGCCAAAGAAGCATGTGATTTGGTTGCATCTAATGAAGTGGATTTTGGTATTCTTGTTTGTGGAACAGGAATAGGAATGAGTATGGCGGCGAATAGAAATCCAAAAATAAGAGCAGGTCTATGTAAAGATATTGATACTGCAATGCTTACCAGAGCACATAACGATGCAAATGTGTTATGTTTAGGGGCAAGAGTTACTGACAGCGATTTTATTGAAGCTATTGTAGATGCCTTTTTAAACACACAATTTGAAGGCGGGCGTCATCAAAAAAGAATAGGAAAGTTTTAATGTATAGTAAGTTGAATTTGACCATGCGTAATCTAGCAACTGATGAATTACTAGAATTGTACTTTAATATTCAACCAAATAAATTTGTTCAAAAATGGGCTGAAAAATTACATGTAGATTTTTTAAACAACAATGATTCATGGATACAAAAAGATTTTATAAATCACGGTTGGGACTATGACCTAACTCCACATTCAAGAACAAAGGAGTGGTTGTGTAAAGAGTTAAATTGGCATATTGAATATTTG